GAGATCGACAGTGCTGTGCATTGTTTGTTAGCCACATTGACATCTGCTGATGGCGTTCGGACGGGTTGTGGATTGTCCAAGCAATTGACCAGAACTCGCGCACATGGCAGCCATTCTTGGCTACGGCTCCAACTAGCCCCAACAGCAGTAACAGTATGAGCCAACGCATTTATCACACCATACTCCATGCAATTATGTACGTGCCATAGATGACGAAGGCCACTATACAGGCCGCCGCAATAAATGCTTCAGCCCAGTCCCACATGATTAGGGAGCGTCAGGCCAAGTGATTGTCCAAGGGAAACCTGCTTGACCTGTGATATCACGGAGTTGCTGGCGGTATGTAGCCCATGCAGGCTTATCTGCGGTGCTGTCGGCAATCTGTGTCCAGTCGCTGTCCTTGAGCAGTTGGGTGCGTGATGCACGTACAGACTTGGCTTGCTCTGCGTCTTTCATTGCCTTGTATGCAGTTTCCTGCTCGGCGGCTGTCTGGGCAGGCTGGCCTTCTGATGCGGCGCGGTCTGTGAACACTGGGCCAAGGATGTACTTTGTGTACCACTTGCCGTCAATCTGTTCCACGCCAGAGCGTTGGCTGTACTGGTATACCGTGCCGCCTGTAGCCTGTGGGCCTTCAAACACAATGTCACCAGCGGGGTCGCTGACGTAGCTGTTAAGCCACTCTTGTGTTAAAGGGTTGGATGGCAAGTTCTGAGCGAAGCGAGTACGGAACTCACTCTCATACATAACTTCACCTGTTGAACGTAAACGAATTTCCATGATGTGCTCCTTTTAAGCAATTGCGAGAAAGATGTATGTGCCGCCATTGGCGTTTAAACCTGCTGGTGCGGCGGCTGTGACTTGGAAGCCAGTGGTGTCGGTGTCAACGTAATTTGTACCGGTGACTTCAGCGGATGCAGTGTTTAAGAATAAGTAGGGGTCATTGCCCGATGTAATACCACGGGCTGAGTCATAAAGATACCAACCGCCAGTTGAATCTGTGCGCTTAATTAAAACAAACCGAGCGCCAGCCGTAAATCCACAGTTGACTGTTTGAAGTGCGCCTGTTCCTGTATATGAGCCTACTTTGGAAACACCTGCTACTGTTGCAAACAAGTAGTTGACATAAGTTGCACCGCTACCATTTACCATGTTATATCCACCACCGCCAACAGAAAAAACAGTTGATGTTGGAGAAGTGCTATTCCAATGACCATATCCAGTATTTGCTGCGGCCGATTGATTTAAATATATAAGGCCAGTATTTCCAAGTGTTGCGCTATATACCGCCCAATCTTGACCACTAAGTGAGCGAGTTTTTACAATCATTAGTTCAGGCACAACACCTAAATTGTGAGTAAATGTTGTTGCTGTTCCCGTCCCTGTATAGCAAACCACATCCATAAAACCGGGAGCGCGTTTTAAAAAATATGCTAAATTAACGGATGGCGCTGGGACAGCCCCATTTCCAGCAAGCCGAAAAGACGCATTTTGCATCTCATAAAAAAGACCAGTTGTTGTAGTATCTTCTGCACTAGTATCATTTGGATATAACCATCTTCTAGGGCTTGTTGCGCTAGAAGAAGCAGTATTTATACCGCCAGTAAGTCTTGAAATACTGTAGCGGGCATAGTCATTAGCTTGAAAAACCATATCAGGTACTACTGTGCTAGATACCAAAGTATTTACTGATAAATTGTATAGGTTTTGAAGTTCTAAAACACTCGTACCCACAGTTGGGGTCTTCATTGGGCCACGGCGGATGGCTATGTAGATAAAAGTTGATCCCGCACCAGTAGCCCAACTGAATCCTGTTGAGTTTAATGTTGCTCCGCCAGTTATGTTTGATTCTGCACCGCTGGTATTTGGCCTAAGGTATGCGTCTGCCCCATCTACTGTAACCCCACGCATATTGTCAATAATAATCCAATCGCCCACGTCATCTGTGCGTTTAAACATCAACCACTGAGGTTCATATCCAAGATTTACAGTAAAGGTTGAGCCTGTTCCTGTCCAAGACCCACACGAAATACCATTGGTTGAGCCACCGCCAGAAACAGGAAAACCTCCTGCGTCATGGGCGAATAGGTAGGCTACGTATGTTCTACCATTAAGGTTTGATGTACTCCCACCTTTAACAGTAAAAGTTGTTGATGTGGGTGCAATGTATGATGTTCCATTTCCCCAAACATCTTCACCACTAGTAAACCAAGCTGTTGTGTCATTTAAATAGCCGTAGCCGTTACCGCTGTTAAAACCACGACTCCAACATACCCATTGAGCCGCATCGCTAGTGGATTTAACAATAATAAAGCCGGGCGTTGAGCCAAGACTGTGTGAAATAGCTCGACCATTAGTGCCATCACCCGTATAAGTCACAATATCAAAGAACTTTGGCTGTTCTGCAAATGTCCACGCTACAAATGCATCACCATTGCTATTGATGCCGGTAGTAGACCCCGCGCCTGACATTGAAAAACCATTTGAGTTAAATGAACTAAAATTGCTTTCCGATAGTTCTGCACTTGTACTGTTTGTTTGAAGAAATTTTGTTGTGCCACGGGCGGTATCAAATAAAGAATGGCTCCACGTATAGCTTCTGTCTTTAATCCAAACCAATCCACCTTTGCCAGATACATCAATACCGTTGTTAATAGTCTGTGTAGAGCCATTGCCTGTATACAAATACGTAGAAAACAAATCCTCAATGAACACAGGTGGGCTGGGCCAAGTACCGGCTTTCTGAGCTTGCTGTTGTTGGTCAAGCGTCCAGATACCAGAAGCCGCCGATGTTGTTGGCGCTACTGGAGACTTTGTGATGAAACCGCCACTGTATTTCTGACTCATGTTCTGTCCTTAAGCGATTGCCAAAAAGATGTAGGTTCCGCCGTTTGCATTGATACCAGCAGGGGCAGTGCTGGTGATGTCAAAACCCACGTTTGTGGTATCCACGTAGTCTGTACCCGTGACTTCAGCGGCGAATGAGTTTAACAAGAGGTATGGGTCGTTACTAGGGATGATGCCACGGGCTGAGTCCCAGAGATACCAGTCGCCAGTTGAGTCCGTACGTTTAATTAGCACAAACCTTGAACCTGCCGTAAAGCCGCAGTTAATAGTCTGTGCCGCACCCGTGCCTGTGTATGTGCCAACTTTAGAAACGCCTGCACAAGTGGCAAACAGGTAGGCGACATAGGTTTGACCAGAAAAGTTTACTGCGCTTTCTGTATTGACAGTGAAGACAGTGTTAGTTGGAGAAGTGCTATTCCAAGCCGCATTATCTGCGGTGCTTGCATTTACTGCATTTAAAAACAAAGCATTTGCCGCGCCAATAGTGCTGTTGTAAATGTACCAACTGTTTGATGCACTTCTTCTTTTAACAATTATTAACTCAGGCACTGCCGCCAAGTTGTGCGTAATAGTCGTTAAACTTCCCGTCCCTGTATAGCAAACCACATCAAAGAAGCTGGGGGCACGTTTAAAAGCATGAAGAACGTAATTTACTGCTGTTGAGTTTTCATACCTGATTGTTCCATTGCCAGTCTGCCACCCACTCATTTGAGGGAGACTATACGAGGCAAGTGACTCCTCTCCAGTGGCATATGTGTAGTTAACTGGCCCCGGATTTGTAAACAGTCCCCGCAATCTGTCTCCTACCCGCCTTCCTCCGTCAACGGGCGCACCAGTCCACACCATGTCTGGCGGAAATCCTGTAGTGATAACACGAGTGTTAGAGTTATCTCCAGTGTATGTTACAGGCGCAAACACACTAGTCCCCACAGTAGGCACTGCCATCGGGCCTCTGCGAATGGCTACGTAGATGTAGTTGGCAAAGCTGGCAAAGGGGCCAGACGCATTAGGCGTGTCGAAGCCTGTAGCATTGGGTGCAATAGCACTTGCCCCAGAGTATTCTGCGCTAGTAAGATTGGGGTACAGCACACTATAGCCCGTATTGGACATCCCGCGCATTGTGTCGTAGATTTGCCAGTTTTCTGAACTGCCACTATTTTTCACAAGAAGCCACTGAACTTCGTAACCAAGGTTAACTGGGGCAGTCATTTTTCCACCACTGCCAGTTACAAACGACCCACACGAAATCACATTGTCTGTTTCAGTTAGGCCAAAGCCTCCTGCGTCGTGGGCAAATAGGTAGGCTACGTATTGAGAGCCAGAACCGTTAGGGCCAGCCCCCCCACTAAAATTCACTGTAAATACAGCAGATGTTGGAGTGGTGTTTGCCCAAGAATTAGTTGTAGTAGAAGCATCGGTTGTATTTAAGTAAACTTCTTTTGTGTTTCCTAGGCTTTGGTGGTATACAAGCCAGTTTGTGCCAGAGTAGTTAGTTTCTTTAACAATATAACAGCCCGGCACAGAACCAAGATTGTGAGCAATATTTCTACTTGCCGCACCATTTCCCGTATAAGTCACAATATCAAAGAACTTTGGTTGTTCTCTGAATGTCCATGAGACGTAGGTGACACCGCTGTTATTAAGCCGTGCTGAATCACCAATTGAAAACCCAGTCGTATTTGCAGAAGTTAATACGTTTCCGGGAGTAAATTGTTGGTCTGTGTTGTTGGATACTAGATAGCTTGTTATACCTCTAGAAGTGTCAGATAAATAGTTTTGACCAAAGGTTGCATCTGTTGATCTATTTTTGCCCCAAACCAACCCGCCTTTACCTGACAAGTTAATGCCGTTGGTAATTGTTAAAGCTGACCCCGTACCTGTGTAAAGGTATGTGCTGAACACATCTTCAATATTAGGTGGTGGTGGTTGACTGGGCCACAACCCAGCCGCTTGCAACTGTAACTGTTGTTCTAATGTCCATGCGCCAGACGCAGTGCCTGATTCACCACCCGTAGTCGTAGGCGGCGTTGCGGAAATGACCGCGCCTTTGTAGCGATTGGACATCTGTAACCCCTATTTCAACTTATGACTTCATAACTTATGCTGTATGTAATACCGCTGGCTGTGCCGGATGTAACGGCAATTGATGTGCCTTCCATCAAGTATATAGCCGTGGTTTTATCAGTCACAATCAACGAAGCATCAGCAGGGACAGACACAGTAGACACGATTGGGTAAGCTGTACCACCCGCAGGAGCAGAGCCTTGAGCTACAGCACCGTTAGTGTAGATAGACACCGTAGCGTCCACCGCCGCAGAGCCATTCACGTTAGCCGCAACGATCTGGTTAATCTTAAACACCTGACCGCTGGATGCGGCATTAGGCACAAGAATAACAGCGGATGTGCCACCGGGTGTAAAGTATGTTGTTGTGCCTGACGCTGTGGTCGCGGCGAATAGATTTGGATTTGCCATAGTAGTTCCTTAAAAGCCAAAGACCATTGCGATAGCCGTTGCTCTCGCTTGAGATAC